GCCTAACTTCATTTTCCTTAGCCAAAACCAAAAGCGCCTTCAATGTTTTGTTCTCTTCCTCCAATCGTTTGACCTCAGCCAGCACACGGTTGTATTCTTCCCTGTTAATCATCTTTTCAAAGTCCCATTTAGCCATCTACAAAAACTTTTTGATGCTCCCTGCGGATCAATACAGATAGCTGCCGTGCCATGGTCCGGTCATCAGCGTCCGCCAATTCCTTTAGCAGTTTGTGAACGTCCGTAAACACCGCAACATTCTTAAAAGGTTGGCCGGTGGATTCCTGTCGTTGCTTGCCGCGCCCTGGAGTTGTGGCTGGCTTGCGAGTAACTTGTTTGTTCTTCATGGTGTTATCCTCTTGTTGTGGGCCACATATACTATGCTTATGTGCAGCCCACAAGTAGTCAGTCGGCTAGCCGGTAAACCTCGACCTTGCGAACCAATTCTTTCTGACGTTGCAGCGAAGATCTGATCTGAGGCAGGGACCAGTCCAGGGAATCATAAATATCCTTGATCGTTTGCGGCTTCTGGCCCAGCAAATCCAAGACCAACGCATCAATCTCCTCCTCCTCCTCAATACGAGCATCGATCTCCATGTCCTCAATCTGAGCATCCGTTGGACCGTTCTCTTCAGTGGGATTGGGGTCGGTCGCAACAACATTGACCACACGCCAAGGAATAGTAGATCGCTTGTCAGAATAATTAGGAAGTACCGAGGCATAAACCTCAGTGTCAGGCTCCAGATTCATCTTCTCAACAATGCGCTGATTAATAAACACACCCTCACCATTTTCGGGCAATACCCCAAAGGCACTCCCCGAATAAGTTAGTTCCTCAATCAATACAATCTTGGTTTCGATAGTCATATTAGATATCCTTCTCGTCTTAATTTACTTACAAAGTCTTTTAATTCTCGTCTCGCCTGGTGCAAATTGTTCCGCGCATCAGGTGCTGCATCTACTCTATTGCCTGCCTGTTCGTTGTTATCAACCATGCGTTTCAGATGTTTTAATTCTGCCTCTTGCGCTGGTGTTATCTGCTTCATCCTATCCTCCTGTACACTCTCCGTCATCCGCTTGGCAAAGGAATGATTCATCGTCAAAGATCCAATCCCCCTGCTTCTTTACAAAATTACCTATGTCATCATAACTCCTGCGCTTGTGAAATGTGGCGCCTACCTTCTTCTCCATGTCAGACCACCACTGCATTCGATCTGGATGATCCCGCCACATGGCAGCAAGCATAGCCTCACTCTTTAAAAAACAACCATCGCAATTACCCTTGGGGGTGACACCGTTCCTGCCAAACAAACGGAGGTCAAACGGCTGTTGCTTCCAGAAGGCCACGATGTGTTCCTTCTTGGCCCCCGCATCGTTCAATGGATACCAGTTTGACCACCGCTTATCCTTGCTGTCCTTAACTCTGCGCTTCTCGTCAGCCCGAATGCCAATCGTGTTAGTCCACGACTTCCACTTCTGACTCACCAAATACCGCTTGATCGTCCGCACCTTTAATTCCTCAGTGCAAAAACGAGCCACCGCGTTCGGTAGATAAGGCTTGTACAACAACGTCTCGAACGGCTCACCATTCCGCGCAGCGGAGTTGTGGCTGACCTCTTTAAACGTGACCTTGTTATCTATCCGGTCATACTCCAACCAAGTTATCGGAACGTTCCACCGATCTCCACACTCCTGAACAAAGTCCAAAGTCTCAGGCATCTCGCGCCCCGTATTGGCAAACAATACCTTGCACCTGTCTGGCAACGGCCCGTTCTCATCCAAAATCCTTCGTAACATGTACGAACTGGTGCGACCGCCAGAAAAACTAACTAAAACGTTGCCGTCCGGTAACTTATATTCTGGCATTCTGTATCATCCTTGGTATATTATACATGAGGGCTACTGGATCTCTTTCATTTTCACACAAGAGCCTCAACGTCTTGCGTTCCAGTAGCCCTCACCATTATTTAAAAACAATCCCATGCCTGCGCGCCGTGCGAGATACGTTCTTCACCGTCATGTCCAGCTTGAATGCAATCTCGGTTTTACTGGCGCCCAACTCTGCGAGTGCGCGTAGCTGAATAGACTTCTCATGCTTGGGCCTGCCCCGATTGCCGTTGTGCCAGCCGTTGTCAGGCTTAAATCCATAGTTGGAACTGCGACCGCCAAGACTCTTCTTAAACAACTTGTTCTCAGCCGCAGCCATAGCAATGTACTCTTCAGATAAACTCATGACTCTCCCTTGTCCTCGTCCCATGGCTCGTCAGCTAAACTCACCTTTACATCTTGGCGGTAGCGCATCGAACAAGACTGCTTGTTTCTCATATTCTCTTTGCGCTGCTGATCGTCCGACTTCTTTCCCACTGGCTTATTCTTGTTAACCGCCACCATGTTCTAGTAATCCCCCTGATAATAAACATTCCTGTCCCATGGATCGAACAAAATCCAATCCGCAGCTAACTCAAACTTCTTAGCGTACTCCTCCCTCTCTGTGTGGTGACGGTAGCGGGGGTCAGGATCTTCAATCAAATCACCGCTGCTAGAAAACCCGCGAATTTTGTACGCAATATCCCGCAACATCTCGGGGGATAAATCAACCCTCATAGGGTTGTTGTTGTACTCGTCAGGCGATGCGTGTGTACTGTTGATGTAGTCATGCAAATCCCAGTGCTTGCGCCAGTACTGGATCTCCAACACAACAGTCTTGATAGGCCAGCATACCTCTGCGCGTGACACCCCCCCGTGTTCATTCCGAACATAAACGGCCTCCGTTGGCCGCTCCATCGGGATGAAATTGTCCTTAACATTACTCAGCGTAGTGTTGTTACGCTCCGCAATTAAATATGCATCTAGTCCCATGTTTATCCCCAATCTTTCTGGACGCCGTAATCTTCAGCCTCAAGATAGCCCTCGTTGTATGCCGCAATCTCAGACGCATTCATCTGAGCCGCAACGGTCTTAAGACCGTGACCCGTACCCTGCGCCCAGTAATGCGGCACCGGTGGACGGTGATAATAATAATCCGCGCCACCTCTATCCCTAGGACCGCCATGGCCCGTCATTACTTCATCCATTACTTATCTCCTTCTTTCTTTCGTTGAAATAAATTGGTGTCTTTGTGTCTTTGTGAACCCCCTCCTCTATCCATTCCGTGTTTACGAGGAGTTATTTTAAAAGTCGGTTTGGGTGTTTTATTCCCCTTCGCCGCCGCTCTTCTGTGATTACGATTGAGCTTGATCATGCTCTCTCTCCCCCCATGTTTCGTTGTCAAACAGATCGTCAGAACTGCGTGCAATGCGAACCAAAGCAGCCTTGGTAGGATGCGAATAATCATAAGGACAATCCCGAACCGCCAGCCATGCTGCGTTATTCAGTGTCTTCATTTGATCTTTGTATTTGTTCATGCTCTCTCTCCTACTACTACTCTTGTTAACTCAGGATGATTGGCCGACAGTACAGCATTGGCAAAACCCCGCGGGGTCGCGCTCCGTATGTCCTTGGTCCGCTGGCTCTTGCCACCTAACTTCATCATCGCCGTGCTGTAACCATTGCCGTGATAACCCTCGAAATCAACGGCCACCTTGGTCGGCATCACAAACCCGCCGCCCGTCCACAAACAAGTCTTCTTCTTATATGCATCTCTCGCCGCAATGTACTCAGGCCAGCGAGGGTGCGTGGCCTCGCTGTAAGGAATGTATCCCCCGTACTCATAGGGGTGGAAGCTGTGGTCAGACTTGCGCCACTTGGTAGCCAATACACTGACAGGGTTCTCCACAAAGTATGGAACGCCTATGTCCTCAAACAACTCCCCGCACCACCGCGCATAACTAACAGCCTTGCTCTGGAAATCAGGGTCAACCTCGGCCTTGCGCTTGAAATGCGCCGCCCCAGATACAGCCATGTCTGTGCAGACAGGAAACGCCATGCCAAACACTACGTTCTGATGCTCAAACAAACGATACAAATTAGAATGGTTGTGCAAATCTATATGGCGGTACTCAATCGAGCCGTCCATATGCTGCTGAGAATATTCCTTGGTGATTTCATGCGGGTCATGCTGGATGTCATACGCATAGCACTCGTAGCCAGCATCAGCCCATGGCTTCAACGCCTCGCCAGTGAAGTCATACAAACTTAAAACAACGCCCTTGCTCATCACAAATCCCCCTTGATAATATTGTTGTGCGCCAGAATGTGCTCAATATCCTCAACACATTCTTCAAACTGTTGCTGACCTAACTTAGTGTAACGAAGGTCTCCGTTTTCTTCCTGATAAATCAGCAGATCTTCAGGTGTCAGAGCGGCAGCATTAAGGTACGTCATCATTAACTCTGCCAATTCAGCATACAACTCAACGTACTGCTCAGGCTCTAATTTAATAATTGCCATCGTCCATAGCCTCCCATAATTTAATGTATGCATTCAAGAAATTGCGCTGAGAATGAGACAGGGTGGACGAATCTTCCAATGCCAAATCCATGGCATCGCCAACATAATCAGCAAAGCCGTTCTCGTTAATCCACCGATCATATACAGCAACCAGCAAAGCACGAACCCCCGCAGTATTGCGAGGATCCGTAGGTGTGAACCAAAGCGATGGCATCAGTTAAAACTCCGTGAGTTCCAAATCTCCAAAGCCGTTTCCAAAGGCATGTCGTTCAAAATACGACGACCCTTCTGCCACGAACCGTCAGTCACTGTCGGATGATAGTTCATCTGGTAAATGCCGTTCTTGCCCTCCATCTGAAACAACACATGTCTCTTTAACTTGCGGTTTAAATCACGCCGCGCCAACCAAGACTCAACCTCCATGTTGCACCACAACTCCAAACCCATGGGCAAACCCTCATCAAACAACTCACACGGCTCAAGGTTAGGCATCGCCTCACAATGAGCCTCAACCTCTTTTAACTTACGGTAAAAAGGCATCGCACCCTCAGTGGTGTTTAACTTAAACTTTGAATGAGGGCGGAAGTCAGTAGAGCCGCCGTGACCCTGACTGCTGACCTCAGCAAACACCTTGCCATCAACGTACAAATTAGCAGTAAAGCACAATGTCTCCTCAGACATCCACTCAGTGTACTTGATCGATTTCAATTGTAACTCCATAGTTCTTCACTCCTTCTAGTCTGGTTAACTTGTTCTACACTTGTGACGTTACACGCACCACGGCCACATGTCAAAATGTTTCTTGTGTTCCCACTATAGGGGGTAGCTGGAGGTTTTAAAACTTTTTGAAATGAAAACTATTGGGTTTTGGTGTGACCACCGTGACCACCCCACAATGATACACGATTTTATTATACCCTAACAATGGGTTAACAGTTTTTAGCTTGGTCACGGCATACTAAATAGAGGTGTGACCAAAGTGTGACCAGTGTGACCACTTACCCAGTTGCCTAGTACTGCCCTCACCTAGATTTTTAGGTCCAACCCGTTCGGATTCCTGTGGGAATATACTATATAGAAACTTGTTGTAACGCGCAGCGGTCTCTATACTCCCTGTAAACGTTGAGGATTATGCAATGGCATCGCTGAAAAAGAAGATCGAGGCAGCGCACGATAGAACCCTGACACCAAGGCAAATGACGTTCGGGCGTCATGTTGTGGAAGGCATCTACTCTAACGCTGAAGCCGCTAGAAAAGCAGGGTACTCTAAAGATGTGGCAAACGTTACCGCCTCAAAACTGCTGAACGGGCGCGACTATCCCCATGTGCTTGAGTACATCCAAGAGATGCGCGACGAACGAGAACGCCGCTATGGGGTCACCACCATCGGGCAACTGCAACGCCTACACCAGCTATCTGAGGGGGCTGAGGAATCGGGGCAGTTCTCTGCCGCTATTAATGCTGAAAAGATTCGGTCTGCCCTAGGCGGTCTGACTGTGGACAGGCGAGAACAAACTCACACCATAGATCAGATGTCCCGCGATGAAATAGTCGGGCGTCTGACCGACCTGCAAAAGAAATTCCCACAGGCATTTGTGATCGATGCTGAGTTCAAGGATGTGACCGATGTCGAAGGGACCAGAGGCGAACTTTTGGAACACGATAAGACAGAACTTGCCGCCAAAGACAGCGGCAACAAGGATTGAAAACGTACATGGGGGCGGTGTTCCTGATGTGCATATGGTCTGGGACGGACTGCCACTCTGGTTAGAGTTGAAGGTAGCGAAGTCTAATGCAATCGGCCTCCGATCTCATCAGGTCGCGTGGCATATGCAATATTGGTCACGAGGTGGTGCGTGTTTCTTCTTGGTGAAGAGCCTCTCGACCAAGGAACTACATTTGTTTGACGGGGATCAGGGGCCGTGCCTCATGGAACAGGGCCTGCGATGCGGCACTGGTCATGTGTACGCGAACCCTGCGGCTTTGTTCGCGGCCCTGCGCCCTCGCTTGCTCTCTCATTATGCGAATGTCTGCGCCCCTGCGCCCTAGTTTCTGCGCCCCTGCGCCGAGGTGGACGGCCAACGGGTCTGCGCCCCTGCTAGGCGGTTAACATTTAGGGTATGTTTGTTAACTTCTCCGGATCCCTGCGCCCTGCGCCCCTGATCGAGGTGGCCGGCCAACCGGTTCTGCGCCCTGCGCCCTGCGCCCTCGCTCTAATGTGTGTGTAAAAAAAATATGAGCGGCGCAGGGAAATCCCCAACGGCGCCCCTATCCCTATGCCAACTTGGCAAGGTGAATGGCAACTCGGTCCCCGTATGTTCTCTGAAGGTTGTTTCGTTCCCATATTGTGTTCAAAGTGGGGTGGCCGTAATGCGTCCCAATCGTGACCGTCACATCAATGTCGCTGTTAAAATAATTTGGAATCTCATAACCGTGCATAGCGTCCACTTGCGTTCTGAACGTCCAGCCTAAATCTTGATGTTGCTGATCCATGATTGCGCACAAATAACGAGGGTTCCCGTTTCTGGAATTTGGCAACCGTTCTATCAAACGTAACTTGCCAGTGTGCTGTGTGATGTTTTTCATGTGTTGATTTCCTATTGCTAGTGCGGGGACACAATGTCCCCGCTTGATTGTGTCATTAGTGCTGTACAATGGCAATTGATTTTGAGGTCTTCGTGCTATTGCCCCCGCATAATTTGCAAGCATTGCATTGAACGCGCCGGCCGGCCTCTTTACTTGCGGGGCAAAGGATCTCTTTACCTTTCACAATATCGCCTATGTCAGTAATGACTCGGAAGGTCCGCGCCCCATTGTTCCAGAACGCAACC